ATTGGTATATTAAAGAACGTATTGTCGATATCGCCTGACTTAGTAAATGAGACATGGCAATGATGATTGTGCTTATTAATCCCATCATAAGGACGCCAAGCCCAAGACTTTTTACACGATGCGATTCTGCCTTGGAATATGATGTAACTAATTCTCTTGTCACCAGCTCTTGCAGCGAGTCGTATCTGATCTGCAAGGTCGGGCATGAGGTCAGGCTTGGCTTTACCAGATAAATCCCTGTCAATATCAATGGCTCGGACGACACCCTCTGCATCAGGATTGTGGTCAGAAGGACGTGCTGAATGACGCGCATCGCCAATCCATCCATCTGAGGTTCTATCTCTATCTGGGAAACTATCATCGACCTGAAGCCTTAACTGTTGCCCTGCTCTGCATAGTATTGGTTTCATCCAAGTAGCAGTTTGGCTTCTTCAGCAGTAATGCCTAGACGTTCCAACAACGCAGCTTTAGTAACTGCTGCATTAGTTTCTTGTTCTAATTGTGCTTTGAAAGCGATTGAATCTGCCTCAAGTTGGGCTAATTCTGACGCATTCATATCTCTAATTACTTCTTCGCCTGTTTCAGCATTTACAATTTTTGTTTGTAATTTAGTCATATTATTTTACTCCATATAAATAAACAGTTCCGCCTGAAAATGTTGCACCACTATTTGTAAAAACAGTTAAAGAAGAAACCGCTGCGCTTGCATTATACTTTCCCCATACTTGTTGACCAACCAAAGTCGTTCCAGAATATCCTTGACCAATTTCTGAATAAGCTATATTTGAGGTGTCTGTATATTTAATTATGTTCATTTCAAAAGTACCTTTATTTGACCAAGTAGTGCTTGTTCTTAATGCTGTACCTAAAATCATATTAGATGTAGCAACATAGCCGCCAAGTGTACTTCCAGCAAAATCAAAATAAAGATTTGTATAATTTGAAGCCGTATCGCCATTGAATCGAAATCTTAAATCGTCAGTTCCCGAAGCAATATAAATATCTTTTCCGTAAACAAATAGATTTGTATAACTTCCTGAAATAGATGAAATTGTAGTGCTTGCACCTGAAAGTGAAGTAGTAGAAAGCAAGGTCATTCCGCCTGTTGCGGCAGTTGACCACGCTACGCCTGTTGCGGCAGTTGAATCAGCCGTTAATACTTGTCCGTTTGTGCCAACTGGAACTCTTGCGTTAGTCGTTGAATAGCCGTATAAATCACCTTTTGTAGTTAAGGGGCTAGAACTACCACTTACTGCTACCCATGCTGATCCATTGTAATATTCAGTTGAGTTAGTACCTTTGAGGAATGAAAGCATTCCTTGTTGTGGGCTGGTAATGGCTGTAGATCGAGCTGCTGAATCAGCAAAGACCATAACAGTCTGGCTCATTAAATAGCCATTAGTATCTGCTGCGGTAAGAATATCCCCTGTTGCAAACGTCTTAAATCCGAGTCCTGCTGCCATGTTTCTCCTAGTAACTCAATGTGTTAGTGCCGATTATACCGTAATACGAGCTTCCAACCACGAAACCATCGGCTATAGGTTCCAAAGTTGTAATAGTAGCCATCATCTTATTGGGGTTGATATCCCATTTAATGCCCTGATATTGAAGGTTCTTGACAATTGTTGAGCCATCAGGTTGAACGTTGGTTATGAGCAAGTTATCAAAGAAATCCAAACCAAGCATTGTGTCGGTTGGAACTGCTGGATCTAGTAAATCAACTACCATCTCATCAATGCGAATAGTAGTTGCTGCTCTGGTTGCGACGTATTCAAGAGCAATATCTGTTACCAAAGAATCTGTTTCGGCTATTAGGTCAGTCTGAGTAACTGTATGCGGGAAGTATTTATCGACTGAAGTTTGGTTAGTAGCCGTGATTGTAGAACCACCTACGCGAGCAAAGTTCGCTTGGTTGATGATGAGCTTGTCGTCAAATGCAAAAACAAGGTTGCGGTAAGGAATGCCACCAGATTGGTTAAATGCTACAGGGGTCTTGGCTAGTGAATTCATGACGTCTGTGCGGTTATTAAATACGGCAGTTCCAGCGCCATTCATATAAAAAGCCCCAGTTTCAGACATTTCTGCATTCTTGATGGCTGCAAGGCTAGTTCTGTTTGTGCCTGGATCAGCAATACAAGTATTAAGACCAGTTGAAATTGTACGCATAGTACTAGGAAAAGAAACTTGATCCAAAATTGCAGAAACTCGACCAGACGTTGTTTGTCCTGCTGGAGTAGAAGCAACTGTTGATACGTTAGCCAATTGAAATAAGCGAAAAGCATCTGTGCATGAAATATCGACATATCCAGTATCTTGGTTGACCGGGTAAGTATAAACGTAATCTGTAATATAACCAGAAAATAAAAACTTTTGAGTAGTAGCTGTAGTTGCAGAAACACGCAATTTACGCAATGGAGCAAGGTATCCATAATAAGGGGAAGAAATATTTTGAGGGTTAAAATATGACAGCGGATCTAGGACTCTAACTATGCAAGTACCAGCCTCGTAAGTATCGCGTTGTAGGTTACGACCACGATTAATAGTAATTTGATAAACATTAGGAGTTAAATCAATAATTGGTTCATTACCGCTAGATTCTGCGGCGAGTTTTCCAGTCCCTATTAGACCAAACTGAGAATCACCAATAACAAGTCCTTGAAATCCAAAAGTAGCGCCGTTTGAGTAATCAAAAGAGACGGCTATCTGTGCCGGTAATGCCATTAGCCCGTGAAGTTTCCGTTGATTCGACTAACATTGCTAGGAATGCCAGAAAGTGATTGAGATTGAGTGGCAGTAGCAATAGTCTTGCCATCGATTTGAACATTGACTTGAATTGGGCCAGTTAAGTTAGATGCTGCTTCTGCTGCGCGAAAACTTCCTGGAGTTGAACTTGGAAGTGCGGCTACGTTTGTGCTTACTACAGCTCCATTTTGACCGCTCTGTATTACTGCTCCACCGCCAGTAACATTTGTAGCTGTGCTAGATGCCGTGACAACAACAGCACCACTTACGCTGGCAACTTGTTGCGCTTTGGATTGGAGCATGTCTAAATACGCAGACCATGAAGCAAAGGGATTTTTAGCATCTGGAAGGCTTGCAAGATAATTAGCAAGATGCTCACCCAGTCCTTGTGCCTTGGCTATTTCATAAGTTAACTTCTGTGCTTCTGCTGTGTTGCCTACAATAAGGGCAAACTGAAGTTCTACGCGCTTACGATCTTCTTCAGATAACTTACCCTTGAGAGCGGCAATTAATTGAATTTGGTCTAGGTCAAAGATAGACCCAGCTTTTTTAAGCAAGGCTTGTTTCTTTTGTTCTGCTGTCAGGTCTTTCTGAGCCTTAACCTGCTTAGTGGTAAGAGCTGCTAATTCCTTGGCGCGCTTGGCTGCAACGACTTCTGCTGCGCGTTGCTGCGCTGTGCGGACTGCTGTTCCTGCTGGCGATTTTGACCGATTAGTTGAACCTTGAGTTCCTGCCATAATTGCATTAATATCGCCACCAGCAAGAAAGTTTGTGTAACCTTTACGAAATTTCTCAATTGCCCCAATTGCTGTGCCTAAAACAACAATGACATTGCTTGTAGCCTTTGCAATATTGTCAATAGCCTTTGCCGCGTCTGACGCTTCTGTGCCTCCGCCAATGCGGGCAAACGCATCAATTAAACCTTTGCCGATGGTTTCCTTAGCATTATCCGTTGCAACTGTAAGAACATCCATTTTGTAGGCTGTAGTAGTTAAGTAATCCTGCGCTGCGCCAGCCGATTTAGCAAGCATGACGCCTAGAATTTCATTAAAGCCTTTAGTTTTAAGTTCGGATTGAGTGAGTCCTGTGTTGTATTTTTTTAGTCCTCGAGTAATTCCTACAAAGCCGTTGGCCAAATCCTGTGAGACTGTAGCCAAATCAATGCCACTTGCGCGGCTTATTTGGATTGCATTGCTTAATAGTTCTTGAGACTTTGTTAATGATCCTGTTGTATTAAGCAATGCTTGAAATGCTGGACGAAGAACGTCATCTGCAATACCAGCAGATTTTTCAAGATTAGCGATAAAGTCTGTAACACGAGTTTGTGAAAAAGAAAGTCCAAGATTATCTACGGCAGTTGCAAGGCGGCGAGCAGAAACTTCATCAGCGGAAAATGCTTTAACGGCTGCCTTTCCAAAAGCTGTTAAAGCTGAAAGTCCTAAGCCAACACCTAAACCGGCAGCCATTTTCTTTACGCTGCGCTCTAGTCCTGTTACTGACTTGTTAGCCTTATCAAATGCTCCTTTGCCAACAAATTCTGCGGCAATGTTAATGGCGACATTACTCATGCGGCTCTCCTCAAATCAACTATCTGTGAACGCTCATTAAATTTCTTACTTGTATTTTCAATAGACCTAATAACTGCAAGATTTGCTTTGCCTTGAGTTTTTGCCCAAGCTCTAAAAATAAGTCTTCCCATCATGCGATGGTCGTTGCCCTTCATTGATCCGTAAAGATTGCCAAGGTTTGAAATAAATTGATTACCAGCATAAGGATTACGAGAACGCGATACTCCCTTGGAAAGACCGCTGGCGTTTGGCCCCACCCATTCTTGTCCTTGTCCATTCTTGCGTCCTGCGGTTTCATAGATTGCACCAATCATGGACTTATTCTGAATTCTAACGGTGTTGCGAAATCCTGCTCTATTGGTTTGGCTGGGACTTGTCTTATAGACAATGCCAGACTTAATAATAGAAGCATTGTATGTAGGAAATTTTGCTTCTGAAAAGGCTCGAGGAGCCCAGCCTGACATTGGAGACTCAGCAGGAACAAATCCACGAGCATCACGAACAATGGGTTTAAGAACTGCGCCTAACTCTTTAGTCAATTCTTTTGCAAGGTCAGGTGCATATTGATTTAGAGCCTTGCGCAGATTAAGAGCGCCCACGACTTCTGTTGCCATCGCTACGCTCCTTTGCTATGTCTTTTAGGACTTCTATGTGTGCCTTAAATGCCACCGCCGGTAGTTCTACGATGGTTTGAAACGGAACTCCATA